AGTTGTTAGCAGCTTGTGTTACTAAACATCTTTCAGATAGGAAGTTTACTTCCATAGCATCTAAATCAGATGTAAAAGCTCCACCAGCAGAACCAGTTAACCACGACTTCATACGTCTATCATCTCCTTGAGAAGCTCTGTATCGTACGTGCAAGAATGGACGACGGATATTAGTTCCTAAGATTTGATCATAAACAGTTGATGTTCCAGCAGGAATTAAAACACCTTCAATTGAAGATGGTCCTGTAAGAGCACCACGAGTTGAAGCATCATTTAAGTATTTCCAGTCTGTTTTATAGAAATCATAAGATCCTCTACGGAAACCGCTAAATCCAAGATTTAAAGCCATATCTTCAGAGTTTTCAAATAATCCATAAGCAGTACCGCCTTGAGCACCTCCAGAGATTGCAGATAGCATGTCATCAAAATCCAAAGCAGTTTGTCTTTGTAAGAATAACATGTTTTCTTCAATAGCCCCTTGAGTATCTAGGTTTTTAAGGATAGCGTCGAAAGAATCAATTCCAGCAGCAGCAGTAAAACCAGTGTTTACGTTACCTCTTTCTTCGATTGCAGCGAAAAGACCTTGAGTACCAGCTATGCCAGTAATAGCAGAGCTATTTGTGTCTACTTTTTCACCTTCAACTAATGACATTTCTAGGTAATCTTCAAAACGTAGTCTTGTTTCAGACTCAGCTTTTAAGTACCATAAATATCCAGATGTTCCATCTTCAGTAGCAACTTCAACCCAACCAATTTGAGCCATATCAGAACCGTTTACAACGTATTTGTTTCTGATTATGATTGGTGAATTATGATATTGAGTAAACTGAGGATCAACACTAATATATCCATCTGTTTGATTAGCAGCGTTGTAGTTAGGTGTAGTAGATCCTTTTACATATTCAGAACCATATACAAATACCTTTACAGTACCAGTTAATCCAGCAGCAGCTAAAGTAGCGGCAGTATAAGGTAGTGCTGTAATTTGTCCAACACCAGCTCCACCAGGTACAGTAGCACTAACATAACATTTTGCTTCGTTTCCAAAATTATCTAAAACTACAACTGTTGCACCAACAGAAATAACGTTAATTACGTCAGCAGGAGTTCCAGTAAAATTGATAACATTGCTAGCTCCATAAGCAGGAGTTAAGTCTTCATAAGCAATATGTAATCTGTTTTGCTCAGACCAGATAACTTGATCAGATGTCATTGGCATTTCAGCGCCAACCATTCGTAAGAATCCAGATAACGTACGGTTTCCGTAACGCTCTACTTCTTGTTCGTATACTTCAGGTAGATATTGTTGTGCAAAATCCACGAAGTTAGCACCCGCTTTGTCAGTCCACTGTAAATAGTTGCTGTTGAGCACTTCTTGTTTTTGAGATGGGATTAAGCTCCCAAATTGAGGTTGTAAACTCATAATTTTTTAATTTTTTTAGTTAAATTTTTTTCTTCTTATTTTAAGTTTTGAAGAATCAGCGCCACTTATAGCTTTAACTTTTAATCCGTTTACAAAAACATTTCCATTTACCCCTTCTTTTCTAGGTTCATTAGATATGTTTTTAGACTTAGCTATAACGTCTTTTACAGCGTCAGCTTTGCCTTGTTCATAAAAATGTTTAGCTATAGTATCTGCGTTTCTAGCAGCATACATGGCTTTATGGTAACCTTTTGGATTAATTAGCTCATTGTTTTCGTTTAAGAACGTCTTAACAAAATCAGTAATGTCTAATTGGTTTTTAACAACATCATCAGGATTTTTTACTCCATATCTAAAGTTTTTGTCTCCTAAATTAAAATCGAAACCTTCGAAATTTTCATTAAAAGTATCTTTAGTTACTTTTTCAAAAGCTTGACGCTGCTGAGTCACCATTTTTTGATCTTCATTATATCTATTAAAAAAGTCAATTGCTTTTTGTTGGTCTTCATTAACTGATGATTTCAACTTGATTTCATCATAATATTTATTTTTCAAACCTTCTAAAAAGCTTTTAGCTTTTCCAATTTCTTCTTTATATGCTAGTTTCTTTTTTCTAACATCTTTTTCATCGTCCAACTCTTCATCATATGAAAAATTATCTTCTAACAAGAAATTAACTTCTTCGTATTCTAAATGTGGACGAGTATTTCTGTAATATTCTCTAAGTAAAGTGTTATTATCTATGTTTTCATAATTAGCATTTAATCTAACATAATCTTCGATAGTAGCACCTGGCATTTCTTCCATAAAAGAAACTAATTTTTCAATGTTTTCAGGTAGTTTTTTTCCTAACACCTTTTCATCTCTTATTGCTTCTTTTACTTCTTGTTCAGCTTTTTTTGTTTCTTCTTCTACTTTCTGCACTTCTTCAATAGGACTTTCAATGGGCTTTTCGTTTCCTTGTCCCACTTCTTGCAATCCCACCTCGGATCCTTCTTCGCGTAGCACGCTGCTCTCTGTTTCTTGCTTTTGAACGGCATCTTCTTCTTTTTTTACTTTACTTAAATCAACCTTTACTGGTTCTTCTTTTTTAGCAACAGCCGCAAAATCCATTTTTATTGTTTCTTCTGGGGCTGATAATTTTTTAGGTGTTTTTCTTTTTTGTTTTAATTTAAAGTCACCTTCCTGTTTAACAGGTTCATTTGTTTTTGTTTCTTCTGACATAATATAATATAATTAAAAAATTGATAATTGTTTTTATCTAGGATCAAATTGCTCTAATCCAAAACCTCCTAAATTGTCAAACCCTGCTGATTCAAAATCTTGAGGTAGTGTGTTGTTTTGTCTTTGATTTATTAGCTTAGATTCTTGAGTTCCTTGCATCTTTATTCTATTATCTTTTCTATCTTCTATTTCTTGCTCTTTAGTTGTTTCAGCGCTAGATTTTATTCTAGCTAATTGCATATTATAACTAAACTCTTCAGCCATTAAACCTTTCTTTATTTCTGCTTCTTGAAGCATTTTTTTCATTTCAAGCTGCATTTTAGAAGTTTCTATTTGTATGGTTGTTTCAGCTAAAGCTTGTTGTTTTTGCATTTCTGCTGTTATAGCAGCTTCTGAAGCTTGAGCGTTAGCCTGAGCTTGAGCTTGAATATTAGCTTGTTGATTAGCTTGATCTTGTCTAGCTTTAGCTTTTCTTTTTTGTTTCAACAAAGCGTTTGCTAGTTTTATGTTTTTAACCTGTCTAATGTCTATGGCATCATCTAAATCTATACCACCTGACTGTAGAGCTATTTGTATATTTTGCTCTAATTGAGCTTTAGCTTCCTCGTCTGGTTCTAATTCTAAGAATATTCCAAAATCTTGTAGATTTTTTTCTTGCAACTCTTCTAATGTACCAGTGTTATATGACGATATGGAGTCTATTAAAGCAGCTCTAGTTAGTGGATATTCTAAAGCATCAGCTATTCTTAATGCTATGTTTTCACAAGTTCTTAAGGTTAAATATAAACCACCTTGCATAACATGCCTTAGTGCTGTGTTTGAATTTGCTGCAGCTAATTTTTGTAAACCTACAAGTGCGTCTTTGCTAGGCGTGCTAGCATCTGAAGCTTCGTTTAAACCAGTCACGTCACGTATCATTTGAAGATAATACTGATATGTTTGTATTAAACTTTGTATTTTAGCACCACCGCTACTTGTTTGAAGTTCTTGAATAGGTACTTTAGCTCTGTTTAAGTCACCGTCTTGAGTCATAGATCTTCCAACTATAGAACCAGTTTGAAAATACATGTTTAAAGCTTCAGAGGCGTTATAATTTGTTCCGTTACCTAAATCAACCTCAGCTAAACCATCTACATCTACAAAAACGCCATCTGGAACCATTCTAGACAATACCTGTTGTAGTTTTAAATGAGTTAACTGTATCATGTCTGCAAAACCTGTTATTCTGCTAACTGTTGACTCTATCATTCCTTTATACATGCGCGGTGCACATATAGAATAATTCATGTTAACTTTTGTTAAATTAGAATTTGGTCTTGTCATATTTTCTGACATTTTCCACTCTAACATCATTTCGTGTCCTAGTATTTTAGCGCCAGTGTATAATACTTCTATACTTCTACCTACTCTTTCAAAATTATCATTTGGTTGAGGATTAAAAGTGTCTGGTTTTTCTAAAGCTTTTTCAAGACCTTGATCTGTTTGTTTTATTTTAAATATTTGATTACTGTATGTCTTATATTCAAAATACAAAACTTGTACTTGATTATAAGAATCTTGTTGTGCATAAAAATTTCTAGTATAATTAGCATCACCTGGAAATTTTTCAATTTTTTGTAATTCAGCGTCTGATAGTCCAGGAAATTGTTTTTTTAATTCAACTAAACTTATTGATTTAACCTCTCCAGCATAATATATATCATCAAAATTAGGATCTTCTGTATAGGAATAAACCAAATTAGCAGGGTCTACATAGTTAACGGTAACGCCATTTGCTAAATTAAAATCTGTTTTGACAGCCCCTATTCCAATTATAGCTAAATCTTGTATTAACCTTTTCTTTACTAAGTCGTATTTATTATAAGCTAAAACATTTTCAATAGCTTCTTCTTCTGCTATTTCTATAGACTGCTTATAACTTAATTGCATGTGAAGATCTAACTCTTGCTGGTTTTCTGGTAAATTATCAGTGTCATTTGTGTTAAAAAAATTCATGCCAGTGGCTTGATTTGTAGCTTCAATTATTTCTTTAGCATACATATCACGCATTATAGCATCTGCGTATTTAGTTCTTTTCTTTAAAGATTCTGGATCTTGAGCAAAAGCTTTAATATCAAATATTTTTTGTGACATTCCGTTAACTATAATGTCAACAAATTTTGGTATTATTGGAACAGGTTTCCAGTCTAAATTTAAGTAAGATAAATCGCCATTGACAGCTAATTCATCTTTATATTTTTGAACAGGTTGTTCACCTCTAGCATACAGTCTTAATCTGTGAAAGTTTAACCAACTATTTTGATATCTATTACCTAAACCTCCTCTATCTCCAGAAAACCACTCCCCTTCAATAGCTCTACCCACGGCGTAACCATAATCATAACTTTGCTTTTCTTCATCAGATACAACCTGACTAGGAAACGAACCTGCGTAATTAGTGTAAATCATTTATCTTATTATTTTTGAACTAAATCCTTTATTATCGTATTTTTTAAAACCTAAATTTTTAACCTCTACTTTTCTTTTAAATACAGGTGTGTATAAGTTTTTATTACAAGCCATTATTGCTAGACCGGAACTTATAGAAGCATCGTGTTTTGTTCTGTTGTTTATATCAAATCTCGACCAATCTTCTAATGTTTTTTGAAAATACATATCACCGTATTTTTCACCTAAATTACCTACATAAGTTTCTATATAAGACTCTATAGCTGCGGCATGCGCTTGTTTTATATCTTGACTAGAATTAGGTATACCACCTATTTCTTTCTCTGTAACTGACAATTTCATATACACCTTATCTGGTCTGTTCATAGAATAACCTCTATAACCTCTTCTTTTAAAATGATATAATAATCTTGGTTTGTTATTTTCAGCTAATATTGGCATACCATAAAATATACAAGCCATAAGTACATCTTCAAAAAATATCTCAGCTGTTTGAGGTCTAGCTATGTATTCTAAAAAAAACATACTATTAGGCGCGTCTTCCATTGAAAATTTAGTTAAACCATGTAGAGAACCATTTGATCCTCTAGAGTCTACTGTACCAGATATATCATATGGATCACATCCAAAAGCACCAATGTGCTCATTACCTGGATATTTAATTCCGTTTTTATTTATTACTATATTTTGTAATCTTACAGGAGGTACCCATGATATGTTAAATCTTCCATTTTTATTAGGAACAAATAAAACTTTACTATCTTTAACTCCGTTTTGCCATTGAAAAGATCCTTTTGTAACGAGCAGGTCATTTTTAAAATCTTGATTAAAATCTATTTGCTCATATATCTTTGTTAAATTAAATAAAGATTGTTTTGCTTCATCTCTAAAAGCGTGTTGTTCGGTTCTTGGAAATTGTCTATAAAACTCATTTAAAGCATCTTGATCTTTTTTTAATCCATCAACTTCATTTTGCCAATACTCTAGTACACTTATTTTTATTTTTCTTCCATGCGGACCTTTCGTATTTTCACTTGGAGTTTCGAAGACAGGTAAGCCATAAGAATCAATGTAGCCTTCGTAGTTCCATTCCATAGGTATGAACAAAGAATATAATCCTGAGCGAGTCTCTCCATTGGCGTTTCTTTCTCTGACGTCTGAATCATTATATAGTTTTTTAAAATTACTACCTCCTTTATCCAGTGCATTTGATGTTGATCCCATCATGCATTTACCTATAATTCTACCACCTAATCTTAAACAGGTTTTTGTAACTCTCCAGTTGTTTAATATGTTATTAGGTTTTTCCCACTTACCACTTTCATCGTGTACAAGTAGTTTTAGTTTTTCACCATCATAAGAGTTATCACCGGTGTTTTTCCAATCTATTGTTGTGTCAAGCCCGTCAAGTTCTTGAACCTTTTGGTTTGTTTCAAGTTTTCTTCTTGTGTATTTTGTCGCTGGTACTCTATAGGCAAGTTCTGTTTTGGGCCTGTCCATACCGTCCTGGATGGGTTTAAAAAAGAACGGGTAGTTGACGGATATAGGTACGACTTTGTCTGTGAACATTTTCTTAGCATCGGGGCCAGACTTAGACAAGATACCGTACCGTGCATCTGACGTAATTGTCGCCATGTTAACGGTTTCCGCTGAAGACATAAAAGAAAATCCGGAACGTCTGTTTTTAAGATAACACATTCCATAACATCGTGAGTCTGCTTTGCAAGCTTCCCAGAAAATGTAGAATAATCTATTTGATTCCCTAAAGTCTGGCTGCCCAACGTCAATTTTGCTCCACTGCAAGTACATAAAGTGAGTACCAGTAATGTAAGTAGCCAAGCCCTTATTATAGAACCAAAACCCTTGTTCTCTTTTATTAAATTCGTTATCAATGTAATCATACCATTTTTCTTTAAATTCTATTGGATATTCTTCCCAATCAAAAACTGATTTTATTTTTTTTAATTCTTTTGGGTATTCAGTATATTCCCATGTGTCAGAATCAAAAGAATAAACATTATCAGCTTTAGGTAAAGCAATTTTTAAATTTTGTATTTCATAAACCTCACCAATAGTACCATCTTTACTTATAATTACAATGTCGTGTTCTTCATTATAACCATATTCCCACTTTTTATACCTATTCATTCTTTTAAGAACTTTAGGTTTTATATGATCTTTTAAAACTTTATATAGACTCTGTTCGTACATTACTTAGATCTTCCTTCAGCAAAACCCTTAAAAGTTTTTTCTTCTTTAACTTCTTTAGGTTTTTCGTTTAACAAGTTTTCTTCTTCTTCAATACGACTCAATATTTCAAAAGCGTCAAATATAGCTAGTTTTTTAGTAGCAGCGGCATTTTTAAGTCTGTCAGCTGATATGTCGTCATCTGAGTCAACAATAGCTTCTTTTGCTACTTTAATTAATTCTTCAACTGCTTTTTGACCAGCTTGGATTATATTCTTTTTCGTCTCCTTTGTATTCATATTTAATTACAATATCATTTGATTTCATACAATATAGTCGCTTGTTTTCAATTAAAAATTCCCATTCACCGTCAGGCGTATAACCCACAATGTCTCCCTCGTTTATTTCTAGCGACTCTAAGGACTTATTTCCGTATTTTAATATACCAACAAGCTTTTGCTCTTTATCTGCAGTTAAATAGTCATTGTTTTTTATAGGTTGTATAAAACATCTTTCACCAAAAGAATTATAACCATTTTTATTTTTATATAAATAAATTTGATCTACTGAACAAAAGTATAAATTATCTTTAAAATAAGATCTTGATTTTTTTTTTCGACCTTTCATATCATAAAATGTTCTAAAAACATTTTGATGAACAATGACCGTGTCACCTTTTTTTATAGGTGTTTTAAATGCTTTTGGTATTTCTACTACTTCTGCAAACCTGTTTACAAACTTCCAACTTTCAATCTTACTATTTAATATTAATTTTTTTTTATCAATATTAATTTCATTGTTGTAAGTTTCGCCTATAGGTTTTACAATAAAATCATATAGACTTTTCATTAGTACTCTAAATCATACTCAACTGATATAGCCATGTTAGAATTAAACTTCTTCCATGGCAATACCTCGTTGTTCTTTTTTATGTGTATATTATAAGAATTATCAAATTCATCTAAAAGTATATGTGATATTTCGTGACCACCGTAAACTATTTGACCAACAGAATAATGCATTGCATCGTTTTTATAATCAGAACCAATGCTAATTTTTCTTATATTACTAGGCATTTTCTTTTTCTATTGGAGTTATTTCACCTGTTGATAAATCTATATTAACAGAACCATATTTATCTTCTAAATCTTTTTTAGTAGATTCAATTTCGTCACTTAGTATCTTCACTCTAGAGTGTAAATTCATTTTTTGAACATCTAAAATACCAAGACTTTTAAGCATTTCACCTATATCTGCTTGTTGCTTATTTAACAATTCTAATTCTTCTTTTTTAAGTTTTTTAACTTTTTTAGCCATAATTTAATTTAATTTAATTTAAAAACGTATAGATTTTCTATACTTTATTTTCCTGCTACCAAGTCGGTTGCTGTTGTAGCATTAGACAAAACGTAGTCAACAACCACAGGAAACCACTCTCCTTGCGGTACATTTTTAAACGTAATTGCTTGAGCTAAACCAGGTAAACCAGAACCACTAGATCCAACAGATCCAGCAGGTATAACTTGAAGATCAGCGCTAGAGCTTGTACCTACATATATAATTGATCCATTTAATGAATCTGCTGCAGTTAAAGAAGCTGCGGCAACTGGTGTTACAGTTTGTATGTCGTTAGTTATAAAATCAGGTTGATTTCCGTATTGTCCCATTATTTAATCTTTTTTGTTTGTTATTTTTTTTGTTTTTTCCCAACTTCTTCCAACAAAATAAGCACCATAAACAGTTACTAGAAGTGTTTGGAATATTGGTATATATTCTTCTGATATTTTAAATTCACCTATATTACCATGAAAAAAAGCACAAGCTGTAAATATTACTGTTAGGTATATTAAGACCATAGGGCGTATGTTTTTAGATAGTTTACTATCTGACGCCATATCCGCTTGCCACCTTGCTGTAACTTGCTCTTGTGCTTCTTTGTCGGCTTTTTCTAATATTTCTGTAATAAGACGCTGAGCTTCAAGCTTTTCCTCTTTAGTTGTTGTAAGATTGTCTAAAACCTCGCCAACTTCTTTTATGACGGAACCTGTAAGCCATTGCCAAATTTTTTTCATAGTTACTTGCTTTTCATTGCTTTTAATATTGAATAATAAGTTTTACTCATAAAATAAGTGTGTTGAGCTAAAGAATTAGCTTCTGTATTAATTTTTTTATAAGCATCAGTTGAGCCTTTAACAAGTTTAAGTTGATTTTTATGAACTTCATTAATTAAAGAAATATTTTTAATAGCATCTTTAATTTCTTTAACGTATTCTTTTTGAGCCTCTATAATAGCTTTAGGATTGTATGGATCAGTTGTGCGTGACTCATCTATTTCTTTTTTCTTTTTTTCAAAAGCAGAATAAATAAATACAACCGCCTCTGTTACCATACCTATTGTTAATAATAAAGAGCCACCATTCCAGTGTTGTATTTTAAACAATGCTCCTAAAATAACAATCGCAGCTCCAATTCCATAGAGCATGTTTGTTAAGCTTAAGTTTTTTAACATAATATTTAATTTAATTGTTATAAGAATTCAATATAAACCCTTACAATAGTATTATCACATGTTATTGCGAAATATTACGTGTTAACTTCCATTGAGTTAGCTTTTAGCATATCAAATTTGTTTTTACCATCTGGATCACCAGGATTGTTTGCACCAATTAATTTATTCATTTCTTTAGATAAACCTTCAAGATCTTCTACAAATTCTAATGCTCTAACTTCATTAAAAAACCTTCCACCATCTTGTGGTCCAGATATATTTCCTTTTGGTGATTTTTTAAATATATTTCTAGCTTTTTCAAGCATTTCTGGCGTGATAGTTTCCCAAGTTCCATTATTGTTTTTAAGAAGACCTTCGTCATAAAGTGATTTTTTTAATTCTTGAGCAAAAGCGTATGGTTCTCTACCTCCACTACCGGTATTAAAATAATCCTGATCTGGTGTAAAAGTGTTTCTTTGTGATAGATTTCGTAATGTATTATCAGAACTTATATATCCTAAACCATCAATTTCTTGACCACCGTGACCAAGTAATTCATGATATGCTGTTGGGCTTGATCCTGTAAAATTAGCACCTAAAACTGGAGTTTTAGTTTTACTATCCCAAAAAGCATTATCAATTATAGATTTTGGAATATTTTTATTGTTTCCGTAAATAGCTTTAACTGCTGCGCTTGGATTATAGTTACCTTGGGAATCAAAAGCTAGTTCATCTACTAATTCATTAATACTTTTTGCGTTAGTTAACTTTTCTTGGTGGCGTTTTTTAAAATAATCAACATATTCTTGTTTAGTTTTAGGGGACATTTTTTTAACTAATTCAAAGTCTTTAAACGAGTTAAGGTTAGCTGGAATCTTAGCTCTACTATCAATTGTTTCTGTAATTAAATCAGTCAATCTTTGTTGCCCTTGATCTGACTGCATGTTATTAGCAGCGAACTCTCTGGCTTCTCTAACCGTAGTAGCTCCTTTTCTTAATTCTCTTGCTAATGGTTCTAATGCGATACCTAATTTTTTGTCAGATCCAAGTATTTTTTGATTAATAAAATCAAGCGCGGCGTTATCAGTTGTAGTTCTTTCAGGTAAACTACTAATATCAAAAGAAAAATCTCCAATATTTCTTATATTGTCTAGATTGTAATTTACACCCGTAGTTCCTCTTTGAGTGTTTATTGCTTGTTGAACAGCATCTACACCAACGTCGTCAATATTGTTTGTTAAGGCTCCGCTTAATGCGTTTAGTGTAGGTTTTCCTAGTCCAGCTAAAGGATTAACAGTGTTATTTATAACATTTCCAACATAACTAGTAGCTCCTTTGACTCCAGTGCCCACACCTCCAGCGCCTATCATACCTAACGCGGTATTAAGAGTTGCTGCTGGAACCATATCAACACCCATTTTGGTTTTAGCTTTTAGTTTATCAAAATAAGACAAGTCAGGATTTTGCCTCATTGTTTCTATATCTCTAGCTAACTGTGTTGTGTTTCCAGTATCAAAACCTAAAAAAGAATTAATACCCATATCACCTAAAATAGCAGAGGGATCACTTAAGTAAGCTAAAGGTCTTTCTAGCAAGTTTAATGATGCGTTATAAATCTCTTCACCTCTTTTGTTTTCTATTTCTCTTTGTTTTTTTTCTTGTGCTGTTACAGGCCCTTGGCTAATAGTTGCTCTGTTTTTGTTTTGATTTTCTTGTATTTTCTTCTTGTTCCGCTCTCTGATTACAGCCGCATTGTTTTTTAAATTTTCTGAAGATATATTGTTGTTTTTTATAAATTTTTCTATAGCTAGATTATCTGAAGCGGGTAGGTTTTGTAGTCTTTCATCGACTGAAGAGTATTCTTGAGTAGCAAGCTTATGTGCTAGTAAACCTTTAAAATCTTTTTTACTATGAGGTTTACCTTTGTGCATTCTAAGTGGACTATGATTCACACCACCTTTTAAATTTTTAAAATAACCTTTTTTTAATCCCATAACTAAGCATTTTTAGTTTTATCGTAAGCTTCTTTTTCCCAAGGTAAATTTTTAGCTCCTTCGTTCATTTGAGATCTAGAATATTTTTTACCTTTCCAATAAACGTTATCATCGTCATAAGCAAGTCGACCATCTTTTATTTGCTTAATATGAACCATTTCATGATCTATAACGTCTTGTTTTTGCTTTGGGTCTTTTATGTCTTTGTTTATAAGTATACTTCCATTACTAGTAGCCATACCTAAAGTATCATCACCCATGTCTACATGCATTATAGGTGTATTGTATTCTTCTTTAATATATGGAGACCCTTTCATTTTAAAACCCATTTTTAAAGGAGAAGTTCTTTTCTTTTTAGCTGCTTTCAACGAAGCGTCATTTCCAGTTCCAGAGCCAGATCTTTTTCTTGCTTTGTTCCAACTAGAACTGTGCATTAAAGAACTCCAACAGTGTTTTATAGGTGAACCCATATATTGTTTTTTTATAAATAAACCCCGCGACTGTTAAGCCGCGAGGATATATTTAATTGATGGTTAGTTTTTATACGTCGTCGACAGTTCCAACGGACCAAGTTGACCAGTACATTTGCTTTGGTGTAGCAGCTTGATCTTTTCCTAGTTGAGCTGTAGATACAACTCCACCTGGGTTAGCAGTCATAGCTGAATAGATAGCCTTGTCTGGAGCGTAAGCACCGTCTGTAATAGTTGGTACTCCAGCACCTCCATCTTTTGTTGTTGTAACAGTAGCTGTTAAAACTCTTGCAGAAATACCTGCAGAAGCCGCAGCATCCCCAAAAGCACCAGCAGCAGCAGTTAAAACTGCGGTTACAACACCTGTTGAAGCATTGTAAGACACGTCTCCAATGTGATCAACATTGATTAATTTTGTACCTTGAGTTAGTAAAGCAGCTGCATCAGCAGTGTTTACTACGTTAAATTTAATGAATTTTGCCATTTTGTTTTGTTTTGTTTTTGTTAATGATTTGTTTGACTTGGGTTTTACAGCACCCTACTGTTATCCTTTTAATCCAAATTCAAGCCCTTTATCAACTTTCATTTTTAAAGCATGAATCTTTTTAAGCATGATAGGATCTCCTTTCATCATAGGTGGATCATTAGCATCGCCCATTGCGTTATAAGCCCCAGACATGTCTTTAATATCATCTGAATAAGCTAAGTTTTTTATAGGCATTGTTTCACCATCTACTTCCATTGTTGTTGCATCTGGATTTTTCTTTAATGTTTCAGCTTTTATAAAACCTAAATTTTTAGGAGCGTGATCCATTTTAGCGGCGGCTTCAACTTTACTAGCCATTACAGCTTTTCTTTGAGCATCTGGCATATCTTTTACAGCTAATTTTTTAGCAGCTGGATCTCCATACATTTTAGCAGCTGGTTCTCCGTACATTTTAGCTACACAATGTTTTTTAGCCGGATGACTATACTTATCGTGCTCACTATTTTCTAAATAATGTAGTCTAGCTTTAGCAGTAAGATCTTTGTTGTAAGCTTCTCTAGCATCGTATTTTTGACCCGAAGAATATCTCGGGTGGTTTCCTGAATAATTTCCCATTTTGTTTTGTTTTGTTTTGTGTTGTTATTGTTTGAGTTTATCTACTACACTTTTACCAATACTAAATAATCCACCAGTTGCAGCATCTGCAAGTTTAAATTTATTCTTATTAACAAACTTCTTAGCAGTATTAGCAAAGTCACTTACTTTTTCTCCAAATGTTTTTGGTATAGTGTTATCATATTTCCAGTCTAATTTGTCATAAACATTTCTTCTTCCTTCACTTCCTGGAGGATTGTTTTTTAACATTTGACTTTTAATAGCATCTACACCTCTTTTTTGTAGATCGCTTGATGATACTTGTATTGAAGACCCATCGTCTTGTAATACGTTTTTTTTGTCGTGATGTTTTCTAATTGGTGATGGCATAATTTTTTATTTTAACATTTCCAGCGTTTACGCGCTGCTCTACCTCTTTCTCCTGTCCAACCTTTGGATCTAGCGCAAAAAGATTTTCTACGTTTAGCAGCTTTGCTGCCTGGTTTTACTTTTCCTGTTACAGCTGTTTTAAGCTTACTACCAGGGTTTTTCTTTCTATATTCTTTAACACCTTTTTCTGTCATACCGGCGCCCTCTTTAGTGGTTCTAAAGTTTCTACCTTTACCTTTGGTAGTTTTTCTAGGCTCGTTTTTATGTAACGGTGATTCTATTGATGATGATTCTTTTATTCTTTTTAGCCAAGTCATGATTTATTCTCCGCATTTTTTTGATGGATCATCTACTCTTCTCCAGTCTTCTTTTTCAAACCAGTCACGTAATGTAGCGCCTTTTTTACGAGCACCTTTTACATTAGTTTTTGATGATCTTTTATATTTACCTTTAGCTCCAGCTGCTTTTTTAGAGTTAACCAGCTTTTGTCTTTGTTCTTTACTCATACTTCTTATTTTAGAAGCTGGTAAACAAGTTTTAGTGGTTCCTCCGCCTTTTTGTTTTTTCTTTTTAACTGGCGAGTTTTTTTTACAGCTACCTTTACTATATGGATCTTTACCTTCTACCGCAGAATAACCAGACCAACATCTTTTTAAGACAGGTGAATTAAAAGGTTGCTTATATCCTTGCATTATTTTTTCTTTTTACCACCAAATTTACTAGGACCTCCAGCTTTTGTACAACGCACTCCCCAGCCAGAAGCATATGCGCTTGGCCATACTTTAAACTTTCTTTTAGCTGCAGACTTGCAAGCTGAACTTATTTTTTTTATTGGTGAAGTTGCCACTACCCTAATTTTGCTCTTTTAGTAATTGGCATACCAGCTCCGCACTCACAAGGTGCTTTTGAAACTTGAAGTCCATATATACCACTGCTTGATCCTTTACCC